GAAGCCATCAATGCGCATCTTGGTGGCCTCCAACTCCGTTTTCAGTTCGCGTGCCTCCGTATTGATGGCTTCGCGCTGCTGCTCAGTCAGCTGCTCCTTACTTTCGAGTTTCTCAGCCAACTCGGTCAGGCGGGTGCCAATTTCGCGCTTGCGCTCATTGGCCTTTTTGTAATCAAACTTTGGCTTACTCATAATCTTTTTGTTTGATGGGTTAATACTATTGTGTCAATTCTCTTGCTATACTGCGTAGATCCTTAGCCTGCTTTGTACGGGCCTGACGATCTGCCAACTCCCGCTGCTGTGCGGCTAACTCTTCAGGGGTGGGTTCGGTTGCAGGCTTGTGGGCCTCTGCAAACTCTCTCACTTGCTGCTCACGGGCCTTTACCTCAGTGTCCTCATAGGCCGGAGTGGCTGCTATGGTCACGTCGCAAATTCCCTCAATCTTCTTAACATGGCGTAGATAGATCTTGGCTCCCCAATCTGTCGTTTCCTCTGTCTCTTCGTAACTCACACAATTCTCTGAATCGTCCTCATTAGTCCAATAGATAAATGACATTTCGGTTAGATCCCCACGCTTTGCCAGTTCCAGGGCTTTGTCACCGTCCACGGTATGCGGCATCTCACACTCTACTTTCAGACCTATTTCGTCAATGGTCAGTTTCAATGTGCCCGATCCCTTATCCCAACGGCCTAAGATGGCCTGTCGGTTGTGAAACATGGTAAAATAGATACGCTGCTCACGTAACATTTCCTCTGTGATACAGCCCTTTTCCAGGATCTCGTAAAACGGGAAATAGTAGCCAATGAGCAAAGATCGCGTACCAAATTTCATTGCATAGCCCTCAAGTATGCGGCTTTCAGCCTCGCCCTCACCTGCCTCTCTCAGATGCAGGCTAACAGGCATTATCAGGGTTCTTTTCTGAATCTCTTTCATACTGCTACACTATTTGGTTTCTTCATCGTTCTTATTCTCACCTGTCATTTTGCTGCTGCCCATGACAGCGGTGTTTGTACTCAGGTAAATAACATCACCACCATCTACAGGCGGCTTGTTCTCCATCTTGCGCACATCATTGATACTGTACGTGCCATTCTGGATCATCTTACTGTAATAGTTGGCCTTGGTGATCAAGTCCATCTTAAACAACTGCTCACGGTCAAACTCAAACTTACGCTTGCAGCACATTGAACGGCTCACCAACTTTCTCTGAAACTCTGTCTCTATGGCTTCCAGAATACAGTCAAGTGTCTGGGTCAGGAAAGCAACGTCGGCCTGTTCCGGCATCTTATAATTACTGCCTGCCATGTCGTAGAGGTAGATAGGCGGTACACCAGTCATACGGCTAACCTCCGGGATGGAAAACTTGCGGCTCTCCAAAAACTGCATATCCGTAGAGGATAGGGAAAGCTGCTTAAAGTCCACATCACCGGGCAAACTCACAATGCGCTCACCGTTCTTAAACAGGTTGTCGGTACTGTTGGCCAACTTTTCCAACTGTTCATCCTGGTACTCACCCATTCCCCGGATCCCGGATTTGTCGTTGGTGATCAGACCACGAACTGCACCACCTTTGCCGAAACGCTCCAGGGTCTCTTTGTCGCCTGTGGCTATGATCGACAGTTGGGTGTCACCCAATTTCCAAAGAGGTACACCCCTGCGGCCATTGAGGGTGTTGAACATGATATGCACGATCTGGCTTTCATCAAAGGTGCCATAAACGCCATTATATACGTCGGTAATGTAATACTCACCCGTCACATCGTCGATTGAGCAACACCCACGACTGATCAACACCAGTTCCACTACTTCACCGTCAATAATGCGCGGCCAGATGAACGCGTCGCCATCATGGTATGCCTGCCACACCATTTCACGTTTCCAGTTAAACGCCGACTTGCGTAACTGCGGCTGTGTACTCAACAGGTAATGAAACGGGGATGCCTCAAAATCTTCGTAAACGTCGCCTTTCTGTTTCAGGTAGTGAAACGGCAAACGTGCCACGCTGCCTGACAGTACGTCCAATGCGCGTTTATAGGCCATAACGCCCATAGCCCCATCACCTCTGATATTCACGAGTGATGAGGCTGCACCATCAAGACTAATGCCATTTGCGCCTAATTCGACCTGCACATTAACCTCACGCGGCTGTTCCTGCTTACGTTTGAAAATGCTAAATATGCCCACGGTGCAAAAAATATTTGCCCAAAAGTACACATATCTTTTGCACGTTCAAAATTGGCAAAGGTGCATCGTGGCACACCTTGGCGTAACGTGGTGTAAATGTTAAAATATTATAATTTATTAACTTATATCTACCTGATCAATCCCTCCAAATTCTGTAATACCTGTAATCAATGCACCCGTGCGAACACTCGCACACCTCACACCCTGAAACGCTGCAAGTTCCAAAGCCGGGCGTTTCACTGTCCGGCTGATAGGCTATGCAAGTATGACACAGGGCCGTTTTCATATTCAGGGAGTTGTGGCGGGGCCTGACGGCCCCACCTGGTTAATACTAATTGCCTAATCTCTTCTCGATGGTCTTAAAGGCTCTAAATCCCTCTCTCCATCCTCTGTAAACTTGGCCAACAGCCATTGAATACCTCTGATCAAAGAAAAACTTGCTTTCGTCTGTCAGATTATCATCAAGGCAGGTAAACCATACCCACTGCCATTCAGACTGCCCAGATCGGCCACTAATATTATTGAGGCCCAACCACCAACCAATCTGAGGCTGCACATACTTGCCATCCATATTGTAGTAGCCTCTATCGGCATAACGCGGGTTTAGTTCAAACCTAACCTGGCATTTCTCTGTAAACTCTTTGAGTTGCTTGTAAGTAAACATATCTCTTTGGTGGTATGGGCGGGGCCGTAGCCCCCTGCCCTGGTTAATACTTAAATCAATGTGTAGGTAATAAAACCGTAACCTCTGAATAAACAAGTGCCTCTCCAATCCTTATACTCAGCCGTCTTTACCATTTCAATACTACGTGTGCCTGTCTGCTGATCTTCGCATGACTGCCAACGATGGCGATCCCAATCCTTTTTAACCCAACCTGCCAAATGATCATTATTGATAACTCGCTCAATAGCCTCTTTTGCACCATCCTTTGTTGAGTAGAAATCTGGAAGGTAATACATGATATTGAAATTCTTATCAACTACTGCCACTCTGTAAATGTTTGTCTTTGCCATAACTCTTATTATTTTTTATTGTTAATACTCTGTTGTCTGTGAGGTGGTGGGGCCGGATGCCCCACCTGGTAACTCATGCACCGTAAAACTTAATGTCCTTAACCTGGGTAGGCTTGAAATACATATCGCGCTCAACAGTCAGGCCCCAACATCCTCTGAGGCTCTGCAACTCTGACAGGGTGAAATAACCATACTCCTTATACTCACCATCAACGATGCCAAAGAATGAATAATCGTCGCCCTGCTTCTCAGCCTCTAACACGTACCAGGTATAACCCTGCAAGAAAAACTTGCAAACGGCTACTGCCTCTTCTTTCTTACCATCCTGTGAATAGATGGGGTACTTTGCTAACTGGTTCTCGATCTGCTTTGTCATAAGTTTCATACTGTCCGGCTTACCGTGTTGCCGTAGGGCTTAATTGTTATTATCTTTATTTCTATGGTACAAAGGTACAAAAAATTCTGCACTTTTGCAAGTTTTTAGGGTAGTTTTTTCTGTCTTTTCTGCCCTTTTTAACATTATTTAGTATAGAAAAACCTGTACTTTTGCGAAAAATCCTGTACCTTTGTAGCCGAAATCAAACATTAAGCAATATGGAAAAATTTATCAGGATCGTAAAAGTCACCCATGACGCAAACGAAGTGTTGCGGATCCCGTGTGTCTCTCAGTGCCGTAAAGAGATCCCAACAGACGAAAACAGCCGTTTTCTCTACTGGATTGAGCCTCAACTAAACCAATCATTTGCACCAGGCTACGTTACTGAAAACACCTACCTCTGTGAGTTGCCGGATCATACCTGGCTACCTATGACTGAAAACGATTATCTTAACAGTAAGAGCGTATGAGAATAAAAGAAGTATTGAAAGAAAAGCACATCACTCAGCCTGAGTTGGCTGAAAGAATGGGTGTGAGTTTGTCAGATGTCAAACAGAAACTTGGGGCCGATTCACTGACTACGGCCACACTTGAAAAGATCGCTGCTGCCGTCGGGGTTCCCGTCTGGCAGTTCTTCATCAGTCCTGACGATCTGGCCAAAGATCTTGCCAACCAGGACAACGTACTAAGCTGCCCACACTGCGGTAAACCCCTAAAGATCGTTGGAGCATGAAACAAACGGATAACCTGCCGGGCTACGGCTTCGGCATAACTCTCATTGTCGTTGGTGTGGCCGCTGCTGCCCTCGGCCTCAACATTACCCTGGGCGTGGCTTCAATAGTCATTGGCATAATACTGATCTGTGCCAGGTTCTTTCAGTATAGAAAACGATTCAAACATGAATTGGAAATCTGCGCTAACATTGAGTATAATATCAAAGGAATAAACCTTTGCGGCCTGGATGATTCCTACCTGGGTGATATAACTGGCACTGCCAGGACACTGAAATCAAACGAATATGACCGTTACGCCATAGGCATATATGTAGGTGGTAAACGTATCGGGTATATTCCTCGCGGTAATCGGGCATTATATACAAAAATCAAATCAGTAGGCGGGTGTGCTGACGTAGAGGGGTATATATCCAAATCCACAGACGAAAACGGGCGGCAATTCTACTACGGCAAAGTGAATGTACTTGTATAGACAAAAAGCGGCGGGGATCTTCCCTGCCGCTTCTGCTATCTCTCAACTGAGTTGAGCAAACCGATTGTCATTAACGTGGTAATCGTTCCGTCGATCTTTCTGTACTGCGAGATCTTCAACGGCTTCTTATTCTCTAACCTGTCCTCGTCGATCACACAGTTAGTTAGACAATAGACGTTGATAGGGTTGTTATTAAATACGATTCTCTGCGGATCATCATAGGCCATCATTTCAAATGATTCTACAGGCAGGTTAAAATTACCGTATGTCTGCGAGAATGGGATTAACTGATCACGGCCTCCTGACGATGCCAGGATATTGACTAATTCCTGGCTCTTATATGAATCATAACCAATGCGTATGATCTTGACTATCTTTGACCGGGCCAGTATATCGTTGGCAATGTGTCTAACGTCTATCTTTTTGCCCTTGGTAAACTTCAAATACCCTTTTTCATGCCAGATCCTATAAAGCTGCTCATTCGGGTGGCCTTTCAGGGCACCAATGGGAAAATAGTAATCTGTGTGCGCATAGAAACGTTTACTCTCTGAGGAATAGACAGTATATGTTACTGCGCTAAAATCGTCTCTTACTGACAGGTCAAACGCTACGGCACAATCCGGGTGGCCCTTAACCTTGTCAATGTCAAAGTTACCTAACAGGCTACTGGCTGTCTCATGGTCAAACCAGGTCTTAATCTCATTAACCGTGAAGATGTTAAGCAACTTAGTGCGAAACGCCAACATATTCTCTGCAGATAGTTGCGCGTCTGCCCACTCGTTTTCGTAGTAATCATCTTGCACCGTTATACCCAAATGCGGCTGTACCTTTCGCCATGTGTGGGGATCATCTTCTCTATCGTCTGCATCCGGCATGAAGAGGGCGGCAAACATGGTGTCGTTTTCCATTTCTCCCCTGAGTACCTTTTTCACACCCTCCAACTCATTATAACACGGGCCATCTATCACGTCGCTTGCCGTCGTAATGATAACAGTCAACGGATTGCGGCGCGGCCCCATGGACGTTTTGAGTACGTTTTTCAGATCTGCACCGTTCTTGTTGGCTGTGTTCCTGGCCTGGGCGTACTCGTCAAGTATGGCCAATGACGCAAACAGGCCGTCTTTAGTCTGGGCGTTGGCTGTCAAACACTGCACCAGGCTTTCACGGTTCCTGTCTTTAAACGATACTAATTCCCTGTTGATCCTGAAATGCTTTTGTTTGGGGTCTAAATCAAACATCACGCTCCTAACCTCATTAAAGCATTTCTTGGCCTGATCGTAACTGTTGGCTCCCACATAAGCCTCTGCGTTGAAATCACCGAAAAGCATATCATCAAGGGCCAGGAAAGCGGCAAAGGTTGTCTTACTGAACTTACGGGGTACGAATATATAGGCTATTCTAATCAGCCTGCGGCCATCAGGCCGGGCAAAGCCGAAAAGATTTGCTATGTGCCAAACCTGTACGGGTGTCAACTTGTAACGCCGTCTGCCAGTAGTTCCGCTAAACCTCAGTTTCTCATATAGTCTGATCCTGCGTTTTACCCGCTTCGGTTTCCATTGGTATTTATCGAGCAAATAGAAAAATCTGAGTATGGCCAGGATCTCATAGAGGTTGTGGCCGTCTGGATCGTCCATGATGCCCTCTACATACTCCCATACCCTTTTATCGGTCTCTATCAATGCCTGGCGGTAGCGGACGGGGTAATCATCCCGTCCGGCTTGCAGTTGTTCTACTGCATCCGCTTTTAACTCATTCCATTGGGTTCTCTCTGCCTCTGTCATTGTCTGCCTCCTTATTCATCGTCACCGTCGCCTTTCATATCCTCCATGAACTTTGCAAAGCCGTCGTTGTCGGCCTTACGTTCCTTACTGTCTGTGTTCATGCCCAATGCCCTGAGTGCCTTTTGTGTCTGGCCAACCAGATCAAGGTACAACTTTTCCTTGGGGTCAATGCTCTTGCGCTCGTTGCCCTCCCTGGACGTTTCCACATTTATAGCCTGGTGGCCATCGGTAAAGATCTCTTCTGCCAGGATCTCAGTACGTACCAATAACTGCGCCACCACCTTTGCCTGCATAGACAACTCAGGCGAATATTTGCCCTCTTTCTTCAACAGGTTTACAATGTAGGTCTTTTTGGCCGTAATGCGCTGCTTGATTACCTTGGATGCCTTGGCCTGGCTGTCAGACGTAGGCAAAGCGGGTGTTTCCGGCTTCGGCTGTTCCTGCTGCTGTTGCTGTTGCTGCGGCATCACCCTCTCTGTGTAGCCCTTGGCCTTGTTCCTGGTCTTGTTATAGAAAATCACGGCTGTAGTATCACCTGCCTCTACCAGATCATAGAGTTTCTTTTCTGCCATTTCATCCCGGTACTCCCTGGATATTTCCACGGCATCCTCGACGGCTTGTTTAAACTCTGGATCCTCAGCCATCCATTGCCTGAATGTCCGGGGGTTGAGACCGACGGCGGTACAGGCAATTCCCTTGAAACCTTTTTGCCTTATGATCTCGCCTACTATCTGCGCTTTCAGTTTGTCTTTGTCCTGTATCATTTTTCAAACGAATTTATCCCGTCAAAATACTCTTTGTAGAAATCAAACAGCCCTTTGTCAATGGTGATACTGCCCTGCTCAGTTCTCGGATTCGTGTTAATATTGGCACTGGTCTGAATACCGAAATAAAAGCCGTCGGCCTCATTGCATCCTGCATAGATCTTACTGTGATTCTTGAATACTGCGGCACGGCCTACTTCCGGGTGTTCGGTATAGAATTTCTTAACCATCTGCCACTCGATCTTATAACTGCCGGGGAATATCTCACCCAGGTACATATCGAATTTCTTTATCTTACCTGCCTCCCACCACTGTTGTATCTGCAAAATATCCTCTGCGGCCATGCACCAGGTGGAAAGTAGCATATAGTCCAAATCGTGCTGATTGAGCACCACTTTGAGGTAACTGAGGCTGTCAACGTCGCCCGCTGTCAGGAAATTGTAGGTAACTCCCTGCTGCATCTGGACGTACTGCATAGCCTCCAACATCTTCACCTCACTAAATGCGCGTCGGTACTCATATCGTTGGCTCAGTTCGGTACATTCCTTAGTACGCCTGTGCGCCCTCTTCGCTCCGGCGGCATCGGATAACTGCGTATCATCGTCCAATGTCGCTGCCGGGGCCAGTGGCTCAGGTGTCACCATCCCGAAATTGCCAAAGTCAAAAGCATCGTCGTAGTTCATATATTTTCTTTTATGGGTTTTTATCGGCAAATCCAATATGGGAAACCAAAAACGGGCTAATCCCCCACGGCCCCAAAAAGTGGCTCGCGTATGGAGAAAGGTTTGGGCGAGGTTTAACCCCGTACACCCCCGATTTTATGAGGTAGCCCCCGTTAATGGTCTTTAACATTTTAGAAAAATTTTTTAACAAATCTCTCCAACTGCTCCTTGGTCTTTCGTCTGTTTTGTTTCTTGCCACTCCTACCCATTTCGTTATGGGTCTTTACGTGGCAATCGTGACACAAAGATCTGAGGTTGCCGAAATCGAACATTAAAGTTTCTTTCTCTCTGTATGTCAATCCGTGTTCAACGGGAATAACATGGTGTACCTCAGTGGCAGGCTCCGGCCTGTTCTTTTCCTCTAAGCATCTTTCACACTCAGGGTTAGCCGATAACTTTGCACGTCTCAGACGTTGCCACTTGGCAGTACCGATCAGTTTAATATAGTCCTTATCCTTTGCCATCTTCTGTATCTGTAAACACTTTCATACTCGCATTGTATTTAGCCATTAGGTATTTCAGGCTATCCAATAGATTCTGCTGCACGTCTTTCTTGCTCTCCAATGCTGCGCTTGCCCTCTCGTCAACGGTATTACTGCAAATGAGCCTATACACTTGGACGGGGTACTGTTGGCCCTGGCGGTGCAATCGTGCGTTTGCCTGTTGGTAGTGTTCCAGGTTCCAACCTGTGCCAAACCAAACTATGTAGTGGCCACCTTGCTGCATATTCAGGCCATAGGCTGTAGATGCCGGGTGTGCCAGTAGTACGTCAATCTTTCCGGCGTTCCAATCTTTCAGGTCGGCTTCGCCATTATAGGCCCTTACCTTATAACTTTTTAATTTTGTCACTATCCTGGTCACATCATGTTTGAATTGATAGAACACCAAAACACTGTTACCATTTGCAGCCTCAACGATCTCAGCCAGGCGATCCAGTTTCTCGCTATGCACTTCGTGTACGTCTCTGTTTTCATCATACACTGCACCGTTGGCAAACTGACTTAGTTTGTTCATCAATCCGGCTGCACTGTTGGCAATGATGTTTCGTGTACTGCCTGAAAATTCCTCTGCAAACTCCAATACCTTTTCACGTTCAAACGCGGTGTAGGCTTCCATGGTGGCCGGGCTTAACGGGATCCTGACGGTGTGGGTCATTAGGTCAGGCAGTTGCAAATAATCCTTGGCCTGCATACTCAGGCAAATGTCGGCGATCTTATTTCTTATGATGCTTTCACAACCTTTCTTGATCGTACATCTGATAGTTATTCCATTTCTGTTATAGGTATCAAAGTAGGTTTCCCGGTACTTAGTCACTGACTTTCCCAGACGTTGGCCCATATCCAAACAATACATCTGTGCCCAAAGATCAATGAGGCCGTTAGGCGCGGGTGTACCTGTCAGGCCAATCACCCTGCTAACTGTTGGCACTGCCATACGCATAGCCTTGAAACGCTCACTCTTACTACTCTTAAAACTTGTCAGTTCGTCAATAACCAAAACGTCAAACGGTAGCATCCCGCCATATTGCCCAACAAGCCAAACAAAACTGTCACGTCCTATGACGTACACATCAGCCTTTTTAGACAGGGCCAACTTACGCTGTTTCTCAGTACCCATCACCTTTGACACTCTAAGGGATCTGAGGTGATCCCATTTCTCGGCCTCAGTAGTCCATGTTGTTTCAGCCACTTTCTTTGGGGCCACCACCAAAGTACGCTCTACCTCGCAATCATCCATAAGCTGCTGAATAGCCGTCAGGGTGCTAACCGTTTTACCTAATCCCATATCCAGGAATAGGCCACATCGCGGATGCTTCAATATCCAGTACATCGCGGCCTGCTGATATTCATACGGATTATATCTCATACCTGCTAACTCTTTTGGATTTCCTCTACCACACAATCTACTAACAGATCTACGGCCTCTTTGCTGTCGATCACCCAAACGTTATGCCCTAAGTCCTGTAGTTCCTGGTGTCGGATCTGCTGCAACTTAGTTGGCTTTTTGCCTTTGCTTTTCAGTTCTACCCAGATCACTTTGCCGTTAGGTAGGCAAACCAATCTGTCAGGATAGCCCGTCACGTTGACATTGGAATATTTCAGGCACAACAAATTTGCCTCTTTGGTTTTCTTCACCAAATATGCCTCAATCGCTTTTTCCGAAACTTCGGCATGATTAACTATGTTCGCTATGCTCTTTTTCATCTTGCTATGATTTTTATATCGGTAAACCAAAACCTCGCGTGTACGCGCATAACATTTTACACGAAATGAGTTTGGGTTCGCGCGTGTACGCGTTACAGGTCTGTGTTATGCCTTTTTTTATCATATCTATTACTTAATACATTTTTATAAATATTTTGGTTTACTTGGTTTACCATAGCCGCAAAGCCTTTATTTATCGGGGTTTTTCGGTAAACTAAATTATTTTTGTTTGGTTTACCTTTGGTTTACTTGGTTTACCTCTGCAAATGTTAAAAAATGTAGTTTGGTTTACCTCGTTTACCTTTTCCCGGCTTTTGGTTTACCTCGTTTACCGTCTTTTCACGCCTCAAATATCATCATCTTCATCATCATTATGCACCCGCCTGAATGACTTTTGAACACCGTAAATGACTTGACTATGCTTTGACGTTCCCATACGTTCCCAATTAGGCAGATCGTCTATGAGCCGTCCAACCTTTCGGGCCAGGTACTTATATTCCTTGTCGCCCATGTCACGGCCTAACCTCTCACAAATGAACTCAGCGGCGCAAACTCTCTCACGGGTCTCTGTGCCTGTCTGGTCTAACGGGTCAGGGTCTGTAATGTAGGCGCGTCGCCTGCGAATATCCCATGTGTTCCACTCACCGGGCAGTTTCATATCCAGGTAGGCAATCAGCATATCTTTCATAGGATCGTCGGCCTCGTCGTTATAGTCGGCCTGTCTCTTCCGGGCTTCGCTTTCAAGTTCTGTAGGCAGGTACAATGATTCGCCCTGCTTCCAATACTCGACGGCCTCAGCCCAAAGTTGATCACGGTCTGCCATCAGATCCTCTTTGACGTGCTTGTGTATGCCTTTGTCTGAATTGACGGCCATCACCCAAAAACGGCGGTTGCCTGTATCACCTTTGAGAAAATACGTCTCGTTGGTAGTGCCACAGAAAATGCACTGCCTCGGATGCTTTTCTACCACCGTGCCATAAGCGGGCCTGTAGGTATCATCCTGTCGGCTAATGTAGGCTTTCACCTGCTCAACGTCTGATCGCTTAATGCTACCCAGTTCTGGCAGTTCTATCACCCAACCACCACGGGCCTGCTCCATTCCGCTTTTGCCCTCCATCGTCACCAGGCTATCGTTAAACCATTCGCCACCCATGACAGAAAACAGGGTAGATTTACCAATGCCCTCTGCACCTGAAATAATCAGGCAGTAGTCATATTTGCAACCGGGATTCATTACCCTGGCCACCGCTGCCGTGAAATGCTTACGTGTCATAGCCCTGTTTAGGGCGTTATCCTCTGCACCCAGGTAGTCGATGATCAGACTGTCTAACCTTGGCACACCATCCCATACCAGGCCATTGAGATAGTCACGGATAGGGTGTACCCTGTGACGGGTAAACACGGCATCCTTGGCATCTTTGATTTTATCTTTGCCGGACACACCATAGTTTTCATCTAAGTATATCCTTAAATTGGCATCGTCACGGTTGCCCCATTGGGTTGCTTTCCGATCCCAGGGCAAACCACCCTTGACCAAATCAAAGCCGGAAAACAGATCGTGCCATAGGTGGCCGGACAAAAGCGGGTCATTCTCCAAAATGCAAATGATGTTCTTTGACGTGGATTTAATTGCCCCCTTTCTGTCATATTCCAGATCGGCCATCCAGTCGGTGCTAATCTCGCTAACTGCGCCATCCCCACCTGTCAGATCCAAACCGTCGAAATCGGCCTCAACGTCTGCACGTCTCTCTTTGGTCAGCAAAACACGTACATTCTTATCCTTTGCCGCAAAATCCTGCATTTTCAGGTATGAGGGCAAACGGGTAATGTCCGTTACACGGCTACCTTCGTCGTGAACACCAAACAAGTGAATACGGCAAAGATCGAAAGCGTTGCAAAGCTGCCTACTTGCAGGATCCGTTTCATGGTGGGAATATGCAAATTTTCCATCATAGCAAACCAATCCCGCTGCAACACTACCTAACTTATAGGTATAACGTCCATCCATGGCCGTATGCTCATATACATCTGTCAGGTACTTGTCAATCACCTCTTCAATGGTGTAGGCCCTGCAAAATGCACCGATCAGGCCGGGCTTTTCCAACGGGTCGCCTGCCTTTCTCAGTTCATGGGCTACTGCCTCAGTCTCACGGCTACCAATGGGCCACTCTGAGGCATCTTGTGGGTTTACGTAGGTTGCCAGGATCTTGTCAACATCACAGGCCGGGCCATCCTGTACCTCAAAGACAAATTCACCGTCCTTGCTTGTGCTTGGCCAGTAGAAAAGCCTTGGCAGTTGGTAGGTTGTAATGTCAAACAGATCTATGCCTAACGTCTCTGCAATCTTTCTGCAAAGTGGCTCATACTCTGAGGGCTTGACGTTCCTGTTTAGTGGGAATACCAGTCTGTAGCGTGGTTTCTCCGGCGTGTGCTTGTGGGTGCTGTAGAGCATAGCCGCAAAGCCGTAGGCCATTGTGAAATCATCCCAGACGCTCGTAGTTCCGTAGTCAATATCTAAGGTGGCCACACTTCGCCACATGACGTTATCAGTCTTACGACGGCCACCTGACAGATAGCCACCTACAAAACCGCCAACGTCCTTAATGTCGCTTTGTTCCTCGCGGCTCATTTTCAGGTACTCTTTCATAGATTCACCTGTCCGCTTGGTCTCGCTACACCTGGCCACTAATTCACTCCATTGCCATTTTTTGTTTTTCCACTTCTTAGACAGTCGGCTGTGTGCCGTTGCCAGGTCTAAAGTGAAATCATGGCTCAATGCTACCGTACTCATACCAACGAATTTATTAGGTTCCTAAAATACGGGGCAAACTCCTGGTCTGTGTAGATCTCTATTTCCCAGATCCCGCTAACAACTCGCCTCATTCTCATTTCAAACGGGTTGTCCTCGTTGATCAACTTATCCTGTAGGATCTTCACAAATCCGCTGTTCATCGTCGCGTTTATTACGTGGCTGTATGCTGTTTCTTTCATATTATAGCCTCCTATCCTTTGTTACTTTCCAAACTTCTGCAAGTTCCACAACCGGGGCGGCTTTCGTCGCCTCCGGCCTGGTATGCTAAACACGTCCTGCACAATGCCACTTTCATACGCTCACACTCTCACCGTTTCCAGGTTGGTCACTCCCCCCCCTTGTGGGGTTTTAGTCTCAGGCCACAACTCCAGTTGTACCCAATTATGCTTTTTCTTTTCGTCTTTCATAAGTGTTTCGTATTTTATTAGTTCTGCAATACCTCGCACAACGTTTGTGCTCGTTTGTTAATCACTTCGCGGCTGTCACCGTCTGAGTAGTCTGTGCTTTCGCTCCAAACCGTCACCCAGAAAAAAGCCACTTTCACCTGCACCTTAACGATGTAATGGATAGGCAGGCCATCGTCGCCTCTAAGTCTGCGTAACTGCGCCTCTTCCGGGTTTACCAGAAAATTGTAGTCTAAAATGTCATAGACTATTCTTGCCTTACGCCTGTATTTATTAAAAATGTTCATGTTAAATTTGTTCTATGAGTTTTTTGATGCTCTTTTTGTTCTCCTTTGTCATGGGCATATCAAAGTTTAATTCATAACCTTTGCTGCCTGGCACTTGTTCGGGTTGCTGTCTCACGGGTGGCTCCCAGGGTTCTGCCTTAAAATCATAGGCTGCCTTGTTACCTCCGGCGGGCCGGATGCTGACATCTACCGTTTTCATAAAGATACGGTTATCGTCTTTGTCAGTGGCACATATTAACTGCCCGATCAGGGTATGCTTAATCTTTTTGAAATTCTTCTTAACCTTTCTCCATTTCATAGCGATTGGGGATTTAATGCCCGGCTTTCGCCGGGCTAAAGTTTAACTACTAAAGATTAACCACTAACTAATAAATGCTGACACGGCCCTAACTCGACGCGTGCCCG